AGGCGGTGGTGTGGTGGTGGCGGTTCCAGTCGGGACCGATGAGCAGACTATAGCCGGTTCCGTTGCGGAACAGCAACCACAGGAGGCAAGCGGCAAGCTGAGGCGGTGGGTGCCACCCCTCCATGCAGCGCTGGAGGGGTTTTTCTGCGGGTCAGGCAAGCATCCGGCGGACAGTAGTGCGGCTGACGCCGAGCCGATCGGCGATGCGTTGCTGGGTCCAACCATCGCGACGCCAGCGGCGGGCACGCTCAGGCTTGGTTTCAAGTGCCCACGCGATGATCAGCGCGGGCAGGAGCAGCAGGGCAACGGCCCATGCCACAAGGCAGGTGGTGGTCATTGGTTGTAAATGCTGGTGGGTGTCAGCCGGGCCTCTCAGGGCTCTCCGGGTGACTCACCAGATATTACATCAGAAAGTAGGGTGCTGCCAGCGCAGGGGTGTGGTGTCCCTGTTGCCGGCACTGTGACTCCGTGTCGCCGTGTGGTGGTAGGGGCCCTCCGGGGCCCCACTCACCGCGCCGGCCTCACCAGCAACACCTCAACCGTTGGGTGCAGGGTGCGGTACAGCCAGCCGGCAGACCACTGGCTGCGGGCTGGGATCAGATCGTCTCGCGTGCGGGTGGCATCAAGGCGAACAGTGACCCACCAGGTCGTCATGCGTCGGACGCTGCTGGGGCAGGTTGTCGATCGCGCCCCTGCACGATTGCCAGACCACGTCGCAGGTAGTCGTAGTAGCGGACGTGGCTGACGCCCAGTTCCAGCCCGCAGAGGTGGCAAGTGCCGTGCCAGCGGGTGACGTGCTCGGGATCAGGGCGTGGCGTGCCCCAAGTGGTGCCGCAGTCGTCGCAGACGTGCGCAGCGTTCCAGAGCTGCGCGAGGGTGGGGTGCTCTGTGGGGATCATGGCTGACCCTCCCGGCTGCGCATGGCAGCGTGGGCATAGCCCGCTAGGTCGGTCCAGTGTTCGGGATCGTGCGGGTCGGCGCCGCTGAGGATGCGGGCGATCTTGTGGCAGATCATGTCAAGGGCCTCCTGCTCGCCGGGCGTGAGCCGGTGCCAGTTGTCGCCGGTGCGGATGGCGCCTTTCAGGTTCTGGGCCAGCTGTCCTACGGCTTCCATGCCGCCGTGCTGATGGTCGCGATTGGGGATGGTCATGCTGGTTCCTCCGGCCCACGCCTAAACGGCACGACGGTGGCCTGCAGCTGCGCCAGCAGGCACCGAGCGGCGTCATGGTGGCCTGTCACCACCAGCTCAGCCGCGACGTGCTCGAGGACCGCGCGGATGCCGAGGCGGTTACAAACGCTGCCGGGTGCGGAGTCGGAGTAGGCCACCATGCAGCGGCCGGTCAGGGTGTTGTCCATCAGGCAGCCTCCAGCTTGCGAGCGCGTTTCATCTCCATATATCTGCCGTAAGCTTCGCTCTTGGGCTGCGTCAGGCCAAGCCCTTTACACCACCAATCATTTCGCAGCAGCACTTTGCACATCCGCCGCCAACTTGGTGCCCAATACTTTTTCTCAAGCTCTGGTGGAGCGCTATCTGGAATTCCCTCCAGGTACCCACGATCATGCCAGCCGCGCAGCCATGACCGAAACCTTTTGAGGTAATGCTCTCTAGTCACTTCTGGCATCGTAGCCAGCAGTAGATTGCAGAAACTGCGCCATGTATGGCCTTCAGGTAATGTAATCTTGTTGTAGCCGGTGACATTGCCGCGTTCTTCCACATACAAGGCGCCGGAGTTAGCGCCATTTACGCGAGCTACGACACGGCCCCAGGTTTGCGGTTCCAGCAGGTGATAAAGCCATAGTCCGCGCCGTTGGTCATCGCCATACGGCTGGCAAAGTCGCATTTGAGAAAGCGACAACCCAGCTGCATGCATCCGGTCGTACACCTTGTTGTGCGGCTTGTCTGGGTGCTTGGCGTGGTATTTCCAGATATCCGTTACGTGCCAATCGTAAATGGGGTAGCAATTAAAAACTTGATTAACTACTTGAGTCGTCCACCGCTTGCCAAAGTGTGTTTCTTTTTCCCATCGGCAAATGGTGCGCCAGCGGTTCAGGCTTTCGTCAGCCCTGATGCCGACCAAAGCGGCTGTTGGTGTGTCGCCGCCGTACCAAGCGGCAAACAACTCAACAAACTCCTCAAATTCCATTCGATCACTGAAAAAGTCGAAATAAGACGAATCCGTGATCACTCCGGAACGTTTGGGCGGCTGCCGGACCCAATCGCTTTGACGATCTGGATCCCAGGCGCACCATACCGGCTCATAATTTGAGACCGCATTGCGCAGCTTCATTGGAAGGCAAACCCAGTGCAGATCAATGCAATCCAAGTGCAGATCGCACATTTCCTCGGCGTGCGCAATGGTTAATTCGTACTGTGCTTCAAGGTCAACAATGAGCACACCAAGTCGGCGACCACGCTTGCGTGCCTCTTCTGCTGCAAGGTGAAACAACACAGAAGAGTCTTTGCCGCCACTGAATGAAACATAGACTCGTTCAAAATGATCAAAGCAATACCTGACACGCTGTTGAGCTGCTTCTAGAACGCTACAGCTTAGTCGTTGTTTCATCAGTACAACTCCGCTTCAGTACGTCCGCCTGCTTGCTGCATTGTGACGGGTAAACGTCCGTTTGCCTCAAGCCACTCATTTAAATACATTAGTGCCATGGCATCAGCATCTAATTGTTCTTCGTTGGTAAGCCTGTGGTAACCACCACGGCAGCAGGACGACATGCCAATGGCCTGTGCAGCAGCAGCCTGTCCAAGCCATGCAATCCGATTCATTCGATCATTTGTCAGATAGTGTTCGCAACTGTGCTTCCAGTTGGTAATAACGTGCCGCAAGGCTGCGTCAAAAGCTGAAAGGTCAGACAGAAATACTTGATAGCATTCTTCTCCTTGTTCTTGCGTTAGTCCGTTTGGAGGACGCTCTGCATAGAATCCGGCCCGGTAACACTCCCACTTTTCCCAAGTGTGCAGAATTCTGCCATTGGCCTTTGGTGTGTAACCACCAGGCAGGTCTGACAACACTTCCGCTGCCGCATCTAAATCCTTGTCAGATTCCCATGCTTGAGAAAAATCCTGATCAGAAAAAAGTTCCGCAAGACCCGTAATCTGAGTCAAGCGCAGCACTTCATCAGGATCCATGCCAAGCTCTTTACTGATCCGTTGGTCGCTCCAGTTGCGTCTTTTTAGCTCAACTACAATATCTGACATTGCTTCAACGCGATGCTTGCCACGTGCGCGGTTGTGGCGAATAGTGGCTGCAATCCGATCATTCATACCAGCTTGGCTGGCTTTGATGCCCACTACAGGCAAATAGCCGCCAACCCTAGTGCGAACCAAATCATTTTCTTTGCCAACACGGTTACGGTGAAACCCGTCAACGACTTCTCTCCCTTTATCGGTTGGCAGAGTGACAATCGGCTGTGTGTAACCATCCGTAAGGATGGAATGTGCCAGTAGTTCCATTTCCGGTGGAGCTACCGTATTTGGGTTGTAATCATTGGCATAAACAGAGCCAGATGATACCCAGGCAACGTAGTCAACAGGCTCACTGCGAAATGGGCTGACTTCATGTAGCAACTTTCGCGCTTCATTCAACAGCTCCACAGCCTCGCTTAGAGGCAATGAGTTAATCAAGTCTGCGACGCGACGAACCTGTGAAAGCGCGATCGCTGTGTTGAAAGTAGCTTTTGACCCTTTTGACATAACAGACAAAGGTTGGACCGGAGGCAATTCGTTAAGCAACGAAAGCTGTGCAATTAATGACTGACCACTCATTGCCGCTCCTCCACCATCCGGCTAAGGGTGTGCAGCACAGTCCGCGCTCCGCTTGTGCGGGGCAAGTGCTGCAGCTGCAGCTGGATCAGCTGCTGCACCCTGCGGTACGCATCCGACTGGCCCTGCTCATAGGCGCTCACGGTGCGGGTATCGACCGAGAGCAGCTCCATCGCGGCAGCTAGTTCCTGCTCGCGTTGATCCAACATGCGCTGACGATCGGCCGTGGTGTCGGCAACGATGCGCTCAAGCGTCTTTTTGATCTGATTGAGGCTGTCCATCAGAAGGGCACCTCGTCCACGTCAGGGCCGGAATTGCTGCCCCATGCAGCAGGTGCAGCCTTTGCCGCAGGGCGGGCCTGTGGTGCTGCCGGCTGGGCCTGGCCTACGG